AGTTACAACAGTAGCTAGTAATGTTTTACCATCTACGTCCGAGTCGCTTAATATTGGTTCAGACACACAAATGTTTGATACGGTACATGCTCTAAAATTTAAAGGATCACTAGAAGGTGATATCACAGGCACAGTGAACGGCACAGCTGACAAAGCAAATAAACTTGCTAATGCCACTACGTTTAGTGTATCTGGAGATGTAGAAGCACCAAGCTTTGACTTTGACGGAAGTACTGGTGAAGAAAAAACTTTTAACATATCTATTAAAAACACATTTATTTCAAGTAGAGATGCAATTGCAAACGTTGCCGGAACAGATGAATTATTAGTAAACGTAACGTCAGGTAATACTGGTGTACGTAGAGTTACAAAAAATGACTTTATAAAAACAGTACCTATTACACCTGTAGGATCAATACTACCGTTTGGCGGCAATACTGCTCCTGAAGGATGGTTAATCTGTAACGGAGAGATTGTCAATAAATCAGCATATGCTAGTTTATGGGCTGTAATTGGTCATAACTTTTTAGATCCGACCTTACTAGGTGACGGCGGCGCAGCAACATTTGCACTACCAGACATGCGTGGACGTATGCCTTTGGGTGTAGATAATATGGGCGGAACACCTGCTAACAGAGTTACAAGTTCTGTACAAAGCTTTACTAACTTACAAGGCATTAATATACAAGGTACTGGTTCTAATGCAGTTTTCTCAGTCCAGACAAATAACGGAATATATACAGTACAAGTTACAAATCCAGGCGATGGATATGAAATAGATGATAGAATATCAATTTCTGGTATTATCTTTGGCGGAGCATCACCTGCGCACGACTTAGTAATTACTGTAGAAAGTGTTTTAGCTAACGGTGTAAATACATTTAGTATTCAAGGTACTGCATTTACTGGTATTGGCGCAGATAAAGTTGGAGCAAGCTTAGGTAATCAAGCTGCTGAAATTGGGGTTAAAAACTTACCTGATCACGATCATAAGTTAACTAATTCTGCTAATCAATACTATGCTATTTCACAACGAGGTGAAGATCCTGACAATCCAGGAGAATTAACTAATAATCCTAATACTGTAGAGTTACCGATTGAATCAGGCACTTCAGGGTTTCAAGGTATTTTAAACTCCGGCGGTGTAAACACATCTGCAGGACTTAGCGTTCCACTTAATGTAATGAACCCATACCTATCATTGAACTATATTATATACTACGGAGAAGTTTCAGAATGAGCTATCAACTAAACAAAACAGACGGCACAATATTAGTAGATCTAATAGACGGAAAAATTGATAGTAACAGCACTAACTTAACCTTAGTTGGGAGAGGATACAGAGGCTACGGTGAAGTTTTTAATGAAAACTTTATTAAATTGCTTGAAAACTTTTCTAACACTGCTGCTCCTAGTAATCCGTTGACAGGACAGTTATGGTGGGATACATCTAACGAAAAATTAAAATTATATACAGGCACACAGTGGAAATCAACAGGCGAGCCGTTTGTACAGGCAACGCAGCCTGAAGATTTAACAGAAGGTGATTTTTGGTTTGACAATAGAAACGACCAGCTATACTTTTTTGATGGCACTGGTGATCCTTTATTAATCGGCCCTGGATATACAACTAGTCAAGGTAAGAGCGGATTATTTGTAGAAAATATTAGAAGTACAACAGGTTCAAATGTTGCTGTGATAAAATTATTTATTGCAAACAGTGAAGTAGGTCTGTTTAGTAATTCAGAATTTATTCCAACACTACAAGATCAAGTTGCACAGCTAGTAAACGATAACAATCCTAACGGTATTATATTCCAAGGATTTAATGTTTATGAAAAAGAAAACTTTCAGTTCATCGGTGTTGCTGAAAGTACAAGTAAAATTAAAACGTCAGATGGGAGCTTTCTTACAGCTGATCAGTTCTTAAGATCCGATCAAGATAGCTTAACACTTGGTAGCATAGATATAAGAAACACACAAGGCTTACAGTTTTCTACTCCGGATAACGCCTTTGTAAATATGCGTCCCCAGGGTAATGACTTTTTTATTGAAAATAGTCTTACAGCAAGTGATTTAAGATTGCGTGTGCGCTCAGGCGCTAACCAAGGACAAATTGTTGATGCTATTAGAGTTGATGCTAGTGAAGGTAGAATAGGTATATTTAATGTTGGTAGATTGCCGCAATATACTCTAGACTTAGAAGGTGATTGTCGAATTACCGGTAACTTGACAGTTGAAGGTGAACAGTTAAGTGTTGAAGTTACGTCATTACAAGTTTTGGACAAATCAATTAAACTTGCTGTTACAGCTGAAGGCTTAGCTGGCGATGACACTATTGCTGACGGCGGTGGTATTGAACTAAGATCAAATCAAGGCGATAAGACTATGGTCTGGCGCCAAGCTACTAACAGCTGGACATTTAATAAAAATATTGATATTTTAGAGGAAGATGGCGAATTAACAATTGCTGGGGTTACTAAAATCGCAGGCGAAAGTTTGCAAAATATTACATTTGCTGATGATCTTGTTAGAGTAGGAACTCTAGTTAGTCTCAACGTTGATAATTTAAACATGGACGGTAATACATTTACGTCGACAACTGTCTTAAATATTAACTCTCAGAGTGAGATTAACATTAGTGCCGGCGGCGATATTAATTTAGTACAACAAAGAAAAATTAGAAACTTATTACCACCTGAGCTAAACACAGATGCAGCAAACAAGATATATGTTGATAGTTCATTTCTAACAGCGCCTCTTACACTTACATTTGACGTTACTGGCTTGGATACCGATGCGCAATATTTAACTACACTAGCAGGTTATATTCAAGATTTATTTCCTGCAGAAACACGTAATATCGGCAAAGTAGCAAACATTCATACATATAGTTATTCTAGTGTTTTTATTAATATTGAAGGCGCTAAAAATGTTACAACCGTTGCTGTTGACGCTGGCGGCACACAAAACCAGCCAGTTGTGCGAGATATTGCGTTTAGTAATATTCAGTTTGCTTCACCGAATAGACAATTGTTAGAGTATGAAATTGAAGATTATTTTGATGTAAACACAGGTTTAACAAACCCAACGTGGATTCACCAACAGACAACACAGTATTAATAGATAAATATATATAATAAACCAGAGGAACAACCAGTATGGCATACCAGATAGATAGATTTGATAACTCACAACTAACGATTGTAGATGACGGCACGTTAGATCAAACAACTAACCTTAAACTCATAGGTAAAAACTATGCAGGCTACGGCGAAATTCAAAACGAAAATTTACTTTTCTTGCTTGAAAACTTTGCAGGCGGCAATGCACCTACAAGAGCTATTAGAGGACAGATTTGGTTCGACACAGCGCAAAACAAAATTAAATATTTTGTTGCAGCAGATAATGCATCTCCAGGAGTAGGGTACTGGAAAGCTACAGGTGGTTCAGAAGTTAATGCAGTTACACCAAACGGTTTATCAGAGGGCGACTTTTGGTGGAACAACAGTACACAACAGCTATATGTGCTAAACGCTGCTGGTGACTTTGTACTTGTAGGACCACAGGTTGCTGGTTCGGGTGTTACAAATATGGTTAGTGCCGAAGTGCAAGATACTACTGGTACATCAAGAAGTATTATTCAAGCAATTATCGATGATACTGTTGTATACATTATTAGCTCTAATGAATTTTCGTTAAATGCAGTTAATCCAATAGAAGGATTTGATAGAATCCGCAAAGGCTTAACAATGAAATGGACTATGAACGCTGATAACGGTGTTACTAACAGTGCTGAAGTTGCAGAAAGAGTATTTCAATATCACGGAACAGCATCTAATGCTGCAAAATTAGGCGGAATTGACGCTGCTAATTATGTAACTACAGCAGCACCTAGTTTTTCAAACACAGTGACATTTAGTGACACAGGGCTAACAGTTGGTAATGAATTAGATTTAAAACTTTCAATCGAAAACGGCGATAAAGCAGTAATTGAAAATCAAACTGGTAACAGTAGTGAAATTAGATTTAAAGCAACTAATGAAAGCGGCACAGGAACAACATCAATTGTTGTAAAACATAATGAACTAGCTCCATTTACAAACAACAACATTACACTGGGTAATGCAAGTTATAAATTTAGCGAAGTACATGCTACTGCATTCAAAGGCGAAGCAGATCAATCTGCATTATTAGCAGTAGACGATAATGCTACAGTGCCTTATCAGTCAGCTTCGATTGCTGCTACAGCAAACAAGATTGTATCAAGAGATAGTGCAGGTAATATGGCAGCAAATGTTATTACTGGTACAGCAACACAAGCTCGTTATGCTGACCTTGCAGAAAAATATACAACAGAAACAGAACTACCAGCAGGAACAGCAGTTGCAGTTTCAATTAAAGATGAGTATGAAGTAATGCCAGCAAGAGCAAGTAATCTTTGCATTGGTGTAGTATCAACAGATCCTGCATTAATGATGAATTGCGAAGCTGAAGGACAGTACATTGGACTTAAAGGACGTTTGCCTGTAAGAGTAAATGGCCCAGTCAAAAAAGGCCAAGCAGTGTATGCATGGAACGAAGGTGTATGTCGCACTATTGAAACTACTGCATTAGTTGGCGTAGCACTAGAAACAAACTTAGATGAAAATGAAAAACTAGTAGAGTGCGTTCTTAAAGTATAAGGAAAAATAAATGGCTGCTGATATAATTACAGCATCAAGGTTTAACCTTTTACAAAAAAGATTATCATCTATACTGGGCAGCGGTAATGCCCAGTCAGGGTACGGCCAAGGCATATCAGGATATGGCGGGCGTGTATCAAGCAGTGAAGTTTCGATATTAAACGAAAGTAACAGAAATATTGCTACTGCTGAAAATATTAATGAGCTTTATACTGATATATTACGAGCACGTATACATCAAATTGGATACGAAAATGAAGAAATTACAAACACAGTTCGTAATGCTAGACTAAAACCTAATCTAAATCTTATAGCAGATGAAACTAGTAATTTCTTTTCAGACCTAGCTGTTGAATCTGACGATCCAGACGGCGAATTATTAGGTATGCGTGACTTTGAACGTATGATGAGTCTTGTTGAACGAGATAAATTTCTTGTTCACGATTCAATGGCAGTAGAAGAAACAGGCGAAAGCTTCTTTAGAGTAAGACCTTGGGATTTTAAATTAACACATGAAGTAAGAGTACGTTTTAGGAATGCAAACCACCGTAGACACTTTTTTAATAGTGGCGGCCAATTACAAATAAGTGCATTATTAAATAACCCCGCTGGTAATAAATCTTTAGATTGGGCACAAACATTATCATTAGCCGGAACAATTAAGTTTGGCTATAATTATTGTGAATCTACAAGCACTGACACTACATCACCGCCAACAATACTATCAGGAATTGGAAATTATCAACTTTCAAATCAATACGATGTGTACACTGGAACAAACCTTACTGGGCCTTTGTTTGTAAAACAAAGTCGTGGCGAATACGATGAAGGCAGATACATAGGTAATAATTTTACAATAAGTGCAAAAGAAATTAATGCATCAGAAATACAATTTAGAATGGTGTATGACGATGTATCTGCTGATTCTTTCCAGTATGTGCAAGGAACAATGCGTAGTTTTGTAAATCACTACCGTTCTAAAGGTACTTTTGCTTCCGAAAATGATATATACTTAAACGTGGAGGTTCCTGCTCCATATTATGAAAATATAACAACTTTTTAGGATAGTAAATGGCCATAGGTGATACAGTTACAGCAGACCGGTTTAATAACCTTCAGACACGTATCACAAGAATTTTAGGTTTTGGTGGCGGAGACTTTGGTTATAAACAAGGTTATAGCGAATCAACAGGAAATTATGGACCAGCAGAAACTAGCTCACAAGTATCAACAGATCCTCTAAGTAATAGGAACATTGCAACGGCAGCTGATATAAATGAGCTATATATTGATTTGTTAAGAGCTCGAATCCATCAAATTGGTTTAGATAATAATGAAATAACTGACATTATTAAAAACACTCGCATAATAAAAGATAGTAATATTATTGCAGATGGAGAAAGTTTCTTTGTAGACAATGCTGGAATTGAAACAATTGACCCAGAAGGGTTTGCAAAAGGTTTTGCAGACTTTGAATTACTAATGGATAATATTGAAGTTGATAAATTTGTGTGTCATTCTACACAAGGTGTAGCAGAAACTGGTGAATTAATTAACACAGGACAACCTTCGATGTCTCAACGAACTGACGGCTGGAATACAAAGATTGAATTTGTTGTAAAGGCTGTATTTGACGATTTTGATCATCGACGTGCATTTTTTAACAGTGGCGGCGAAATACGAATGGAAGCAGATCTAAATCTACCTGAAGGAGCAAAAGCTGCTGATTGGACTAATTTATTAAATTCTTCAGGTATTATTAAATTTGGATATAATGAAACAATAGGAACTGCACAAGGAATAGTTTATCCTGTAGGAAACAATGATTTAACTTTATTAGATTACCAATTATTATTTTCTAAATCAAGCTCAGGTATTACCCTTGGAGGAATTTATGCAGCAAACACTTTTACAATAAGTGCAAAATTACTTAGCGATAGAATTATTGAATTTAAATACGAGTTTGATGATGCAGATAGCTCAGGCGAAATTGATGATCTAGTTGTAGGTGACATGTCAGCGACAATCGGACATTTTAGAGCTAAGGGTGTTTTTGATGACGCAGAAGATAATATATTTAATGTAGAAGTACCGCCACCACTATATGAAATAGTTACTGAACTATATGAGGGAGTGTAAATGCCCACAACAATAAAAATTACTGCTGCTAATTATAACAGTTTACAAGATCAAATATCTGCTATATTAACAACCAGCCTCGCCGGATCACCCCAAACAGGTTGGGGGCAAAGTAGTAATAGTGACACACACGAACCAACTGCTCCGCAATCAACATTGATTACAGCACAACAGTACGAGGATCTTTATATTGATGTAGTTAGAGCAAGAGTACACCAAATAGGCGCAGCAAATTTTACAATAGAAGACTTTGTTACAGGTGACTATGTAACAAACACTACTGATACAGATTTAGTAGAGCATCTTTATTATACTAATTTACAATCTCTCATTACTACTATAGAAACGGATAAATTTGTTGTTCATACTTCTCAAGTAGAGGAAGTTGCCTATGATGCTAATCAACGCACTACAGGGTGGAACGTAAAGGTAGTGCATGAATTTAGTCTAACTTGGGCAAGCGCAGAACACAGGCGACATTATTTTAATGCAGGCGGGTTAATCCGTTTATACACTGATCTAGCAGGTAATTCAACGGCAAAAGGCACAGACTGGGCAAATGCACTTGATTATGGAACATTAAATTTTAGTCACGATGAAACTTATACACTCGACGGCGCAAATAAAACAGTATCAAGTTCGTTAGGAAATTATAACGGTTTAACAAGCTCATATCAGATAATTTTATCTCGTAGTCCTGTAGCTTATACACCAAACATTTACACAGTTGAGGTAAAAGAAGTAAGCGATTCTCGTTTAGATTTTAGAATTACATATGACGATGTAAATAACTCTGCACTAACACCGGCTGATGCAAATGATGGATTTCCAGATGTTGATGAACCAGTTACAGGTACATTAACAAGCCAAGTCGAAGCTGTTAAACCCTGGGGTACAGTTACTATTGATAGCGTAGCATACGACACAGTAAAAGTAGACGAACCGACGTATGCTGTAATAACAAATTTATCATCAGGTACTTGACACACTCTTAATTTTATGTTATAATAAGTTAAACTAGGAGTATTCTATGGACGAGCGATTATCACAAGCACTTGAGTTTTCGAACTATATCACAACAATTAACAACCAAAAAAGAATGATTAAAGAAAAATACTTTCAGTCATTAATTTATTTTTGTCAAGGCGGCCAATTTACTATCACAAAGGAACTTATTACATTTGTAACGTTACTTGTTGAAAAAGGTAATGTTGAAAATATTGTATTAGTTGATGACAACGATACTCCGATCCAAATTAACGATCTTGAAATGTTTTTAGATGAGATACTTTCAAAATATTTTGAAACAGCAAATTCATACCATCAAAAATATACCGAACTGGCAAAAAATAGAGATATTGGATCTTTAGTAAACAATGACTAAAGGAGTAGTATTAATTGCAAATAATAACGGTGCTGTTGATTATGTCAAACAAGCAATATATTGCGCAAAACGCATAGGAAAATATCTAAAACTACCAGTGACACTGATAACAGATAGTCACGATTATGCAGTAGAAACATCAAATAATGTATTTGATAAAATAATTTCTACTGATTATAAAGTATCTAATAACAATAAAATATATTATGATGGCGCAATGGCGCATAAGATATTAATGTTTAAAAATCATAGTCGAACTGTTGCTTACTATAATACACCATATGATCAAACTATATTAATGGATACTGACTATCTAGTTTCTAGTGATATTCTTAACAACTGTTTTAGTATGTCATCAGATTTAATGATGTATAAAGATAGCTACGATATTTCTAATGTAAGAGATGTTAGTGAGTTTGAGTATATAAGTGATAAAAGTGTTGACTTTTATTGGGCCACTGTAGTGTACTTTAAAAAGTCTAAAAAGAACGACATCTACTTTAATCTTATTGATCACATAGAAGAAAATTGGAAATACTATCAAAACATGTATGACATAAATTCAACTTTATTTAGAAATGATTTTGCATTTAGTATTGCATTACATATTATGAATGGGTTTACTAGTAATAATCAAGTGTCTATACAGCTTCCAGGTAAACATTACTATACAATTGATAAAGATATATTGTGGAATGTTAAAGATAATAATATGACATTCTTAGTACATAAGAAACAATTTGACGGTCAGTATACTTTATTGAGTACTACCGGATTAGATGTACACGTAATGAATAAATTTAGTTTAGAGAGAATTATTAATAATGAGTAAAGGATATGTTATTGTAGCACAAAACAATATAGACTATAATTATCGAATCTCTCCTGATCACAGTCTTCAGCCTCAATATAGCGGTATACATGTCGATGTATGGTATAAAGAATTACCATACATAAAAGGACAGCATATCTATAATAATAGGTCTGTATATAAAGTTAAAACAACTAGCAAGCCAAACACAAATTTTGAAGAATTAGATTTACAATTAATCGTAAAGAATGTTAGACTGATTAATGACGAAAATACTCAATTAGAGTACCACCGTGCTCATAAAAATGATCTAGTATTGTCAAATAATAAACTTTATACAGTTAAACAACAAGACAATAAAATTCCGTACGAATTAACTTCGATTTATAAAGGTATACATGTTAACGTTTACTATGATAATCTAGAGTATGTTACAGATCAACATGTGCTAAAAGATAATATCGTTTATAAAATGACATGT